GTCGCGCATGGTCGCGATGAATGCATAGCGGATATCATTCGTCGCACTCATCATCGTTTCCAATGCGGCGGGATCGATGTCATCCTCGACTTCGGTCGCCTGCATTTCCGCCTTAAGGATTTCGCCGATCTGCGGGGCTGCCATGGTCACTCCTCCAGCGCGCCGAGACGCATCTGGCCATAGCCCACCAGCACCCAATTGACATCAAAGCCGTGGTGCAGCAGCCGTCGCAGTGAGGCGGTGGGCGGCAAGGCACGGCCAGCCTCCACTGCGCCCAGATTGGTGGGGTCCATCGCCATGAAGTCAGCAAAAGTGCTTTCGTCAAGATTGAGGGCTTCGCGCACGGCCCGTAGCCGCGCGCCGATTTTTGCCGCGGATGGCAGCGCTTCAAGCGAGCAGCTCGGCCGGAGTGGCTTCTCGCCATCAAGCAGCCCAAGGAAGTCACGAAGCGAGAGCTTCTGATAGGCCGCCTCAAGCGCGAGCTGATTGGCGGTGCCGTCGACGTCTTCAAACTCTATGGCGCTGACGCCGTTCAACGCTCGCAAAACCTGCACCGCGCTGCGGACGCGCACTGCGCTGCGGGCGGCGGCGATGAAAGGCGCGAAGGGATCAGGCTTCGTCATGGCCGGCCCCCTCAAGAACTTTCTCGACCCAATCACCGGAACAGTCCGCGACCACTTCATCCGCCGCGAGGCCGGGAATGATTAGCGCAACGCCAAGGCGGTTATTCGCCTGGTCATAAAATGCCACGCCCATTTCCTCGCAGGCCGCGATGGCCTCCCATGCCTTGTCAGCGCAGTAGCCCTCATAATCAGGCTCCGTTTCTCCGTCATATTGCACGACGATCCGGTGGCCTTCCTCGACCGCCGCAAGCAACAGGCGCTGTGCTTCATTCGGGCTGTCGATAGGGGTGTCAAACAGACCCTCCAGCCCGGCAATCGATGCCGTGTGGTGGCTGATCTGCTGATACCGGGCCTCGCGCTCCACGCGGGCTTTCGGATAGCGAGCGCCTTCCAGCGCCTCTTTCGCGGAGCGGTGCCACGCGATTGCCGCATGGACGCCCGCGAACATCCCGGCCCTGAATTCTTCTGACTGGCTCATGACGCGCCGCCTGGAAGGTTGTTCGCCGCCGCGATCTCCGCCCACTGCGTCCGCTCGTCACCGGCGAGCGGCACGGCGGCGATGTCGAGAGTCAGCGTGATGTGCGAGGCGTGAGCGTTTGGCCGAAACTGAAAGCGGATATAGCTCTTCGTGGTTTCGGTGCGGATCGCATCTTTGATAGCGCCCTGCATCTGCGACCAGCGCGGGTCGTCGTGTTCCGTTCGCAGCAATCGGAAAATCTGGTCGCGCGGCACCTGTCCGGCCTTGCCAGTGCGGAAGGCGTCCTGAATTAAATCGCGGATAAGCGGCGGCGTATTCTTCGATAGATCGGTCAAGATTTCGTCGCAGATTTCCTTAGCGATCTGGAGCGACGGCCCGAATGTCAGCACGTCGGCCACGTTGATCGACACTTTGAGGCGCGCATCATAGGTGGAGAAAGTCACGTTGCCCTTCTTGCCACCACGCTTGCGCCCGTATTTTTCCGAAAGCAGCGAGACCAGGGCATCGAGATCATCAAAGCTCTGACTCTTGAAAGCCACGAGCTGACGATGAAGGCCGATAGCTTTGCCGAAAAGCTCGCGGACAAGCGCGTCTTCCGCACGCTCATACTCCGTGACGCGCTCGACCGGCACGCGGCGGCCTTGTCCGTCCTCAACCCACTCGCCGGAATTGGCAGCGGGCGATGTCGGTGTCATATCGTTCATTTTCAGTGTCTCCGAGGTGTGCTGTTTGCGATGCTTGCTTCAATGAGGCGCGCCGTCATGCGCCTCCGCTCTGCCTCCCGCCGCGCGGTTTCGCGGGCGAGGGCACGTTCTGCCAGCCGCGCTCGCCGCGCGGCGGCGATGGCGGTTGCGAGCGCGCGCAGATTGGTGAGCGCGTTAGCGGTGGCGGTGTTGAGGTCATGCAATGTCGTCATCGTTGATCTCCAGATAGCCAAGGTCACGCAGCGCGCGCGCGAATTTTCGACCGACCTTCATGGCTTCCTGCCGCGCGGCGTCCTTGTCGGTTTTGCCCACGGTGTCGAGCGCGCAAAGAAAATCGGCTCCGAGTTCAAGGGTGGCGTCCATCGCCTCGGGTGTGCGGCGAGGGTCCGTCATGCGCGTGCCCTCGCGAGAGGCACGACGCCGGGCGGCATGGTCGGCGGCGTCAGGCGGGCCGGAAAGGCAACCTGCTGCCGCTCAAGCGCTTCCACGCGCTCCGCGATCTCGGCCATGACGGCTGCCCAGTTGCTGATGTAACTGCCGGGCAGCGCGCCTTTGGCGGTGTTTGTCATTGCGGCTGTCGCCGCTCTAAGGTCGTCAGCGATCATTTCGACTTCTCCAGACGTGAGTGCTCGCAGCCTGAACGGCAGGCGTGATAGAGCGCGATGCGTTGAGGGTTGTGGGGTGACCAGCGCAGCCGCTGATTTGTGCTGCACTGGTCGGCAGGGATTTCGCCGAGGAAGGGGCAGGTCACGGTCGCCTGCATGAGCGCGCCGCGCACGGCCTGCTCCGCAGCGGCCCGGCTTCCGCGACCTGCGCCCGCTTCGCGGCCATAACGGTTCTGCAAGAGCCGATTGATGACGGTGGCGCTGTAGCCGACCTTCGCCGCCACCGCTCGCTGACCAAGCCGGTCGCATTCGCGGGCAAGCGCTTCCACCCAGTCAGGCAGCGGGGAGCCCCATGCCTCCGTCGCACGCTCAATCGTCGTCATATTGCCACCTCCGCGATGTAATGCGCCGTGCCGAAGCTGCGTCGTTCGGCAGGCCGAAGCTCTGTGTCCATCGCCGGATAGAGTTCCGCCGCGCGGAGTGCGGCTGACACGAGGTCAGGCGCAAAGGTGCGGGTGAGCAGGTGGCCGGAGAGATAGGCCGCAAAGCCTTTTTCGATATTCGTCATTCGCCTGCGTCCTCCTGAAACTGGATCGCGCGCAAATTCGGGTCGAACACAGTCTTCAAGCGCTGGATCATCGGAGCCAGCGGGCCGGTGTTGCGCGATGGGATGAAGCGATAGCGAGCCGCATGCGTTGGCGGCTTGGCGGGCTTCGTCACCACGAGATAACCGGCCTTGAGCAAGTGCTTGATGTAGTGCCGCGCCGATTGCGGCGAGACGGGAACCTCTTCCGTCGAGGCGAAGATCGCGAGATCGGCAAAGGTGAAGTCATCCATGCGCTTCATGCTTCGCCACATCGCTTCTTGCGCGAGCGACTGTTCGCATGCGGTGCCGTCGCGGCGCAGGCGTGGCGCTTCAAGGCCGACATCGTGCTTGAGCGAATAGGTTTTCGCGGGCACAGGTGCCTTGTGACGGCTGCCTATGATGCCGTTCGGCACCGCGCGAGTGCCGACCTCGACCACGTAGCCGCCGCGAATAAGCGATGTGAGATAGGTTCGAACCGTGTCACGCGGCTGCTTCGTCTCGTGCCACAAATCATCGAGCGTCCAGCGATCCTTCAACTTGCGGATCGCCTCCCATGTTGCCTGCCGTCCGCTCGACCTGCCGGGCTTCATGGTCAGATGTGCTGCCTTCCGCGCCATCAGAGCGACCTCCCCACCGGAGCGAGGCCCGTGAACATTCCGCTTTCCGGAAAGTCGGCGAGCGTGAGCTTGTCGGCGGCCAGAATGCTGGCGCGCTCTCGCGCGCGGTCGAGATTGACCGCGACACGGCGCACCGACCCGCTTGCGACCCGCGTCAGCGTGGCGATCAGAGCGTCATCAAGTTCGATGTCGGCGCAATAAAGCCGCGCGAGGTGGCGCGTGTCTGCCTCGCTGACGGGCTGCGCGGGCACCCAGTCGAGCATGCGCCCGTGCACGCGCTCCCATCGCCTCAATGCGTGAGGCAGGTTTTCTTCGCCGATAAGAATGATCGTGGAGCGGCTGCTTTCGTAAATGTCGCGGACCACTTCGATCATGCCGCGCTTCACGAGGATGTCGGCTTCGTCGATCAGCAAGGGCCGCTGCGAAAGCGAAAGCTGTTCGCCGATCTGGTCGATCATGTCGGCCACCGTCGCAGCCGCGTTGTTGACGCCCATCTCCTGAAGGATCGACCGGGCGAGCTTCTTCCGGGTCCAGACGCTTTTGACCTGGACGTGATAGGCTCGCCACTTATTTGCCGCGTAGATCGCCGCGCAGGATTTGCCGTACCCGGAGAAACCGTGAAAACAGGCCATGCCGGGAAGCGCGTGGTGACGGTTCTGGACACGCTGGATAAGCTCCGACAAGGCCGCGACGTTGCGCAGCGGCGCGATTGTCGGGGTGCCTGCATTGACGGGCGTGTCAGAAAATGGAATAACGGTGCTCATTCTTGTAGCTTTCCTCGTTGTTGAAGCGCTCGCGGTTGCATCCCGTGGGCGCTTTTTCTTTGGCGATCAGGCCAATGCGGCCTCGCCAAAATCTTCAATCATCGCTTTCGCCGTCGAAAACTCGGGATGGGTCGAGTAGTGCGAGAACCAGCGGCGGTCTTCGGCGCTCACCGGCAGCTCGGCGGCTATGCGCTCTTCGATGTCGAGCGCGCGGCGGATGCGTGTTTCGCGCGTATCGATGGTGCGGGCGGCGCTGGCCTTTGCGGGCGCGGTGGGCACTTCCTCGACCTCACTCCACTCGGCTTCGATCTCGCGCTGCACGGCGTCCACGCGGGCGTTAAACGGCTGTTCCGCGCTGTGCTCAATCAGCCTGCCGCCGTGAAGTTCGGCGCGGACTTCCTGCAAGTGGTCGTTCAGAAGCTTCGCGCGGCCCTTGGCGCGATGGCGGAGAGCATGTTCCACCTTGCTGGCAGGCTGCTCCGGAATGACATTCGCGTCGCGCTCTGCGATGCAGATGAGCTGGCCGGTCTGCATCGTGCGCACCCAGACCTTTGTGCCATCGTGAATGTCATAGCCGACGCGGACCTGCTCGCCGCCGAATGGCACGAGCGCTTCCGAGAAGTAGCGACCCCATGGCAGCTTCACTTCGCCGCGCGAGGTGATGCGGATTTCGTAAGGCCGCCAAAGATCGGCCAGCGCTTCTGCGGGAAGAGTGACAGGCTCCCAGCCTTCCGCGCGCGCTTCGGCAAGCGCCTCGGCGGGCGACAGGTGCCGGAGTGTGCCTGTCACTTCGTCGCGGCGGCGCGGCAGGCCGCGATGCGGGCGGTTGTTATAGGCGGCGATTTCGGCGGCGCAGAAGGCGCGGAATTCGTCCCACTCCATCAGCAGGCGCGACCCGCCGCGCTCTTTCAGGTCGCGCTGGACGAGCTTCACGACTTTGCGGCGCGCCTCGTTGTCCATCGCCCGCGCGCTATAGGTCGGTAGTTTTTGCGCGGCCCGACCCCAAAGCGATTTCTGAAGCCGCTCGATCTTGCCGCGCGCCTGCGCGCGACCAGGCATTGAGTTCGTGGGCGACGCATGGAGACGCGAAAGGAAGCCGGTGACTTCCGCCGTCATCGCCTCACTGACAAAGCCGCTGCCGTTGTCGGTGTAGAAAACCCCGAACATGCCGAGGCTTTCGACGCCGTGGCGGATAGCGTCCATAACAACGATGCTGCTTTCGGCAAGGCCGATGCTCCAGCCGAAGACGTAGCGGGTGGCTACGTCCTGCAACGTGCACACTTCGGGCCGGAAGGGCTTGCCGTGTCGCGGGTGAGCAACGTCAGCCTTGAAGGTGTGGCCGTCCGCCGTCACGATTGCGAGCGGCGGAAGACCTTCCGTGCTGCGGCGCTTGAAGGCTTTGTATTTCAAGAGGGCGTTCGGGCCATTGCGTCCGCGCTCGCGGTCCACAACCGAGACACGCAGAAGGAAGCGGCGGGCGGCGTCATAGCTCGGAACCGGAACGCCTTCCGGCAGATAGTCCGGCAAGTCATCCACGACAGCCGCAAGGCTGCGCTTCTGCGGCGCGTTGTAGAGCTTGAGCAGCGTGGCGGCCCAAGCGGGCGGCGCGGCGTGCTCGGGTTGATAGGGCGCAAGAGCATCAACGCCGCGCGCAGCATCCGCGCGCCAGCGAAAGATCGAGCGCCGCGACAGGGTGCGCTTGCCGCTCTTGCCGCCGCGCGCGTTGGCAAGCGGCACCAGCTCCTGAAGGTCTGGACGCAGCTCGCCATCACGCGCCATCGCCACGATTTGCTCGACAGCGCGATTGACGCCAGCGAGCGCGGCAAGGCGCTCGACCTCGATCAGGATCGCCATGCGCGCTTCCGCGCATCGCCGCTGCCAGTCGGCGGTCGGCTGAATAAGGGGTGCCGGTACTTTCCCGGCTGTCATCACCTCGATACCGGCTTTCTGAAGGCCGGTTCGTGCGAGCCCGTCCGCCTGTACTCCACAGGCTTCCGAGGGTGAGCCGATATCATTCACAAGCGCAGCAAGAAGCGCAGCGCGGGCATCTTCAGGCAGGCGCTTTAGCAGTGACTGGACGCAATACTCAACGCCGCCGCCTTTACCCCGGCGCGGTCGGCTCGTCCAACCCTCTCGGGTGGCGCGGATGCGGAGACCTTGAACAGTCGCGGGGATGCCCGGCACCGGCATCTCGGCAAGGTCTTTCACTGACACCCAAGCCCTCATGACTGTCCCCGCACATCGGCTTCGCGCTCGGCCCAAGCCAGCGCCTCGGCAGGCAGGCTTTTCTTGGCGGCGGCGATGCGTTGCGAAATCGCGCGCTGCTGAAGCTCCAGCGTCACGAGTTCCGCGACGGCCTGCGCTTCGCCGGGCAGCGCCTTGAAGCCACATGCTTCAGCCATGAGGGTGACAAGCCGTGTATCGCCGGTGGCCGTCACCAGCGCCGGAAGAAGCTCCAGCGGGAAGCGCCATTCGTCGGCGCTTGGCGCGCAGTAGCGGTCGAGCATGTTCTTCGTGACGTCGCGTGCGGCGAGGCGCGACATCTCCACCGCCACCGCGAAGCGGTCCTTGCCGGTATCCTTGGCGGAAGCCAGCGAATCGGCTACCGCTTCCCGGATCGCCATCGCAAGGTCTGCTCCGGTCAGCCGAAGCGGCTGATCGAAGAAGCTCGGCTGGCGAGGGTCGGAGTGCGGACGGCGCGCCATGTCAGAAGCCCGCCCCGGATTCAACATTGTGCGGAGCGGCGGCACTGCTACGATTGGCAGGTCGGGTCGGAAGCAGGCGGCGACCGGAAGGTGAGTAACGCTCTGGGAAAAGCTGGTGGACGGGAACGTCCACCGCGGCGGCTAAAACCTTCTCCATCCCGGCTGAAGGGGTGAGAAGCGCACTTGATATGGCCTGCTGCGAGACGCCATTAGCGCGCGCAATGGCGGAGAGTGTGTAACCACGGGTTTTGAGTTGATAAATTATCCACGCCCGCCGCTTGGTCGGGTCTCGAAAAATCTCCCGCTGATCTTCGAAGGCGGGTTTTTTTGAGGGCTTCAAGGTTGTGACTCCTAGCTATTAGTCGGGCGTGTCCAACGGGATGAACGATAGTTGGAATGAGGCATAGTTAACATGAACATTAGTTAGGGTGTCAACCAATCAAAAGTTGGTCGATCCTGTTTCAAGTTGGTTTTTCAAGAACGATGAGGGCAGATTTCCAATTATCATTGGAAATCAAGCGCTTATAGAGGGGTTAAGCCTTCGATGGCGAAAGCATCAGAAGTTGCAAGTTGGGCGGATGGTTTCGGAAAACGCCTGTCGGTGCTTGTCACGAAGCTCGGAGGTAATGCCCAGGCGGCGAAAATCGCCGGATTGTCAGACGAAATGATCTCGCGCTACCTGAACGGCAAGGCGCGACCGAACGTCTTCACAGTCGCCATGTTGGCGCGCGAGGCCGAAATCTCACTGGATTGGCTTATGTTCGGCGATAGCACGGGGCGGACTTTAGATAAGGCCGTTGAAACACAACGCTTTTTCACGGTCTTAGAGGCGGTGAAGGCCACCTATCAGGAAGCCGCTGCGGAGGCGTCGGAGGTGCAGATCGGCGAGGACGCCGCGCGCATTTTCGGCCAGGTGTGGGACATGGAAGACGAGGCCGAATTTCGGGGCGGACTCAAGATCGCGCTCAACGCTTTACGGCGGACGCTCGAAAGCTGATCATTCGGCGCGCAGAGTGGTGCCAACTTTTCGCCAAAAAGTGCTCACTCCTGCGCATTTCCGCTCATTCCCGGTGCCAAAGGAAACGCAAAAAATTTCGCCGGGTTCCGGGCGGAAGTCGTTGAAACTCCTAAACAATTCGGCGGCGCGCTCGGGGGTCGGCCACTTCCGGCGTGGTGCCATAACGATCACCTCCCCACAATTGGCGAGATGGCTCAGAAGTTCCACCTTGCTGACGAGCTTGATACCCGCCTCATAGCCATCCTTCAGGCCGAAAGTGAAAACGGCACCCGCACCCTTGGGCGAATATTTTTTCATCCGCGCATGGGAGGGATCGTCCTCAAGGCCCGCATAGGAAATCCAGGACACTTTCGGGTGGTTCTTGAGGAATTTCGCCACCTTCAGCGCGTTCTCGCAGTGGCGCTGCATGCGCAGGTGAAGCGTCTCGATGCCGGTGGCGAGCATGAAGGCATTGAAGGGCGAGATGGCGGGGCCAAGATCGCGCAGGCCGAGCACGCGGCAGGCAATCGCGAAGGCGATGGCACCGAATGTCTCGTGAATCTTCAGCCCGTTATAGCTCTCGCAAGGCTCGGAGAGGGTGGGGAACTTGTCTGATTTCGACCAGTCGAACTTGCCGCTATCGACAATGATACCGCCCATCGAATTGCCGTGACCACCGAGGAACTTCGTCGCCGAATGGAGAACAATGTCGGCTCCATGCTCAATCGGGCGGCAGAGATAGGGTGAGGCAAATGTGTTGTCCACAATGAGCGGAATGCCTGCCTCATGCGCGATTTTCGCAATGGGTTCGATATCGATGATGACGCCGC